ATCAGGAAGACCAGAGCCGTAATCTAGTTTCCTTTGTTTTATTCTTTCACTCATTCCAAATTGAGTACCTTTTAATAACTTATCCAAAGGATAACTCTCACCGTTTCCTTTTAATACATCTCCAGAGATACTATGTCTATAGTTACCGGGTTTATCAGGGTCGGGCATCCACTCGTTTGATGTTTTCCAGTCATATATAGCTTCACCATTTGTAGCCGCATCAAGTACCATATCTTGTGATTCCCAAGACATATAAGTTCCTAGCACAATACTTTGTTGATCCGCTAGTGGTGTGGATTTATCGCTTGCTTTCTTTGTTTTATTGAATGCAGTGTCGTAACGACCTTTATTGATTTTACCTAAATAAGCTCCTAACATAGGAGCGGATAAACCTATATCAAATGCAGGGTGGTGAACATTTGTAAGGGCATCAATCAACGCGTCTAGGTTTTGTTCAAAAGCAGAGTCTCCTTGTCCCGCGGCTATATCCCCCGCGTCAATAATTCCATCATCTTCTTTACTACCCGCTATATTTAATTGCTCCACCAAAACATCCATGTCGTTGATCCCATCGCCATTATCGTCAAAATACATACTTGATAGCATTGTAAGTGGAATGCTAAGTTCTTTTTCTAAACTCACCTTAAATGACTCTTTGATCTCGTGTACTCCTTTGATTTTTGAAGTTGCAAAGTTTTTAAACTTATCCTCAGTATCAACATGACTTGTAAACAAAGCATTATACTCTTCTTCATTATAAGTATTCTCGGGGTTCAGCTTACCCCCTTCATCAATAGCAACTTTAGTAGAATTGTTATAATCTTCTAACAAAGAAATATGCCCTTCGATGTTTATTGGTTCAAAATTTTCTTTAAAAGAAGCTAGTGTCACAGTCACATTTTCCCCAGAATAACCTCCTGCTGTAGCAAACTTACCATCCTTAGGCATCATACCGCTAAAACTAGAATTTTCTCTATCATAATTATTAGTGGTTATCTCTATACCATTTTTACCATATTCAACTGATATCTTACCATCAGCCACCAATTGATCGTAGTCTGCAAAATTAAACGCTTGCGCATAAGCAGCGATGTTACGCCCGTCTACGCTTCCAGGATCCACGTCTTTAAGAGCATCTAAAGATATCTCCGTACCAGATCTAAAGTTTTTGGCTTGGTTTGTAACTCTTTTCAACTCCCCCATTATCCTAGCTCTAGCCATACTGTTTTCAGATGTATCTCCTTTGCCATAAGTGTTATAGAGTTCAAATTCATCCTGTAGACTTGCTATCTTACCTCTAAAAGCATTGATGAACACGTCATGTAATGGTTCGTCTTGAGCATACATACCGCTCACAAGAGCATCAGCATCTTTTTGAAACCCTACCATTTGTTTTCTTACCCCAGCTCTGCCTATTTCCTTTTTAGCCACATACTTATCCATAGCGCTATTAATAGCTCCGAATACCTTGTTACCAATGCTTGCTGTACTATCATACAGCGGTTTCATATTCGGAACATCTGCTCCGGCTCTAGATGCTGCCTCTTTAAAAGCCGCGTTTATTAATACACTATCTGCTCCCATATTATTTTTTGTTTTATTATTGCTGTTGCCAAGCAAACATATCTTCTGAACCAGCGCTAATCGCTGTTGAAGCCACATTGCTTAAACCATCTGTTAAAGCTTTGTCTTGAGCTATCTGAGCATTCATTTGATTTGCTTGTGCTTGTTGGCTCGCTAAGTTGGCACCCGTTGTTTGGGCCATCTGCATTCCAAGTAAAGTCGCCTGCCTATCCATTCCAGCTTGTTGTACCCACTGATCACCTTGTCTCTGCGCATTTTGTACAGCCGCTTCACCCGCTTGTGATTGCTGTGCGCCCTTGGCTTTTAGCCTTTGGTTCACGGATTCCTGCTGGCCTATGTTCGCTGAGATTTTTTGGGTTTGTATTTGGCCTTGGTTGGCCATTGCTTGTGCTAACCCAGCTATACCACTAGAACCAGCCGCGCCTTTCATACCTTGCATGATATTTGCTCTTTGCTGATTACCTTGTTGGGACTGGAACTGTGCTTGTTGTTGATTAACCGTTATGTCTTCAAACGGATTTTCAGCATAAGCATTATCCATGTTTTCGAACGGATTTTTAAACTTCATAGCCTTATACTCGTCTTTCTGCTTGTTTAAGAGCTTCTCCTGTTTTTCTCTCTCTGCCCTAGCCTCACCAGCTATCCCCTTAGCATCTTGCTTTGCTTGGTTTGATTGATACATACCGACTCCAGTGCTTACCACTGTCGCTGCGACAGCTATAATTCCCATGCTCATAGTATATGTGTTTTAATTATTTTTTTCATAATTTTCCTTTTAAATATTTGTCGTACTCTTCCCAGCTAAAAACAACATTTATAGCCTCTATCTTACTTAGATCCTCAGTGTTAGTTGGGTTAGCATGTACAGTTGTTATAACACAGTCTTCTATCGCATACACAACTCTCTTTGCTCCTCTTGGCGAAACTATGTAACAAGGACCAATAAACTCCTCTATCACTTCCTCGCTTGTCGATGCTAGCACTCCTGATAGTAGGAAGAAAGCGTAGCTATGCTTGTGAATTGCTGAAAATCCTAATTGACCCTGCTTCATTGTCATCTCTCTAATATAAATACCATCTGCAAAAGAGTGTTTATATCCCCACATACCTGGGTATATTAATTCATTTCCGTCTCCAACAACTATATCTATACCATCAGCAACACTAACTAGATATTCCTCTATTTGTGTTATTTTATCTTTATAAGATTTTGCTGGTGTATTATCAAGCAAAGTTTGTAATTCATTTTTAGACATAATTTAATTTAATTTATATCTATAATAGTCACAGTTTTGCCTGTTATTTTACTATTAAGTAATAGAAAGCAACTTATTCACATCAAATCTCAATGTTTGACTTGCAGTCCCCGCTTTTAGTACTTGTATATTACCAGTTATAGTCGCTGTCTGTCCCGCGTTAGCAAAAGTAAGCGTTATGCCACTCTCCAGCGATTGAACAGCGTCTAAAACTATTGTTCCTGCCCCACTTACCGCACCCGCACCCGTATCCACTAATGGACTTGCTAAAGCTGAATTTATACCAATACCACTTACAGTACTAACATCATCTAATATACCATTTCTCGAAGCAACAACAACACTAGCGCTAGAGCCACCAGCTGACGCGGCAGTAGTTTTGGTGGTCACTGGTGTTAAGGCTATAACTAAATCAGAGAATATCACATCATAACCATAAACGCGTAATATCTCGCTTTTTCCATATCCACCTACTTTTAAAGTATCACCAACTAAAGCCAAAACTTGTTGCTTATCAAAAACAACCGCTCCTTCTTGGGTTGATATATCACCCCTTGTAATCACTGGTTTTATTGCTAACGTGCTTGTAGGTTGAACTTCTTTTTTAACGATTATCTCCTCATCTTTAGTGTTTGGAAATATTGTTATTGTATCCTTATACGCCCCTATAGAAGAACTAGCTGTAATATTAGTGTTGGGAACCAATATCATACCTTCTTTTATTACGTGCGCAAAGTTATCGATTGGCCATTGGTAATTCACTTGATTACTAAAGCTTAGCGGTAAATCATCCGCTATTGAAATTGCTTCGGATATAGTAAATATATTCCCACCACTCACAGTGGCTACGGTTACAGTTGCAGCGGCTAAAGCAGCATTACCAAGCACCCTATCACCCACGGTAGCTATTGTTGCGGAGGCGACATGCGTTGTTACTGTTGTGCCGCTACTAGCTCCATTTACAGTCGTACCACCTTCTGATGTACCGTCTAGAGCGGTAGTGATCAATGGGTATATATTTTCCCCATGAATTGTTATCGGTGCATCCCCAATAACAGGCTCTATGAAGGATATTACATCACTACTCAATGGTTGTTTTATTATCTGATAACACTTTGTAGCTGAAGTAACAGCACAGGATATTGAAAATGCTTGCTTTGCCGCCGTTAAACCCCTGGACAATGTTATAGTGTCATTTACCAAGGATCCAACCTCAATAGTCCCACCCACAGAGTAAGGGGATATTGTTAGGGTTTGATCTAAGTATTGGTAAATGACTTTAGTCATCAAAAGCGAGTTAGATCCTGTTGATGAGTTTATATCTAAACTACCGTCTCCAAACCTAACCTCATTATAATCAGTGTGAGAAGTTGTAATGGGTTGTGCAGATAATGATATATCATACTGATCATTATCCGTTACTGCTGGGAAGAATATATCCCCCTCAAAAAACCTACCATTAATAATCTCATCATACAAACCTGATTTTAATACCTGAAAACTCCGCGTAATAAAGTTGTAGTAATAACCATCTTCATTCTTGATCTCAAGAGTAAAAACAGCTCCATCATCACCTATTACTGAAAACCGTCTAACGGTTATTTCAGCGGGTAACACCGATAGATCTAAATCAAATTCTTTTATTACTTTCATTTTATAAATTTATTTATTTACTACTCTCAGAAACATTTGCCGCCACTGAAAATAGTTCCGCTTTACCCCTAGAGTCATTAACAAAGTCTACACTAGCATAATACCCTGTTAAATCATTGTTATTGACAACGTTGCTTTTAGCAAAGGATATGTAAGACCCGGGCGGAGGGGTTGTCGTAGCTAAACACCCTCCAACACCAGCCACGCAGGGTTGTCCCGTGTCATCCACATGGTAACTAAGTACTACTACCGTCCACGGGTCGTAACTTATATCCGTAACCGTGCCGATATGTATCGTATTTGAAGTTCCATTGTGCGAGAAACCACCATATTCAACTAGTGTGTTGTAGTAAACATCATCCCCTATCTGAAGCGACGTATTTAACTCATGGCTAAAAGCCATTACAAATGAAAATGAACTTGGCATGTTTTATATTTTATATTTATATTTATATTTATACCTGGTAAGCATAAGTTATATTTCTAAAAGCTCGGTAACTAGTAGCTTGCCCATTAATTACCGTTAAGTCTTTAGTCACATTTTGGGCAGCTGAAATCCCTGCTGTTGCTTGGAAAACATAGCCATAGTAAGCACCTGCTTCGTTAGAAGCCCAATAGTATTTATTTAGTTCAAAGTTTGCAGCGTTTAGGTTTGATGTGCCGTTACTATTTACTGTTGTTATCGCAATATTAAGTCCTATTATATTTAAAGCATCCATTAATTCCCCATAAGAAGGAAGGTGCCATCCTGTGATAGTATTTGTACTTGCATCATATGGATCAGTTGCTATAACTTCTAAGTCGTTAGCTAATTTCGCAGCTATAAAAGCTTCTGAACAACTAGCTAATATATCAATCGTGTTTTGAGCTCCATGCCCGGTCCAGAACCCTAGATTTGTAATTGCAGTACCTTCACAACCCCACGATGGAGAGGAAGTGTCTATTTCTGGCGAAACTGTTATTCCTGTTCCCGTACCTGAATCCAAGTAGTAAACAACACCCCCTTCGTATGTATCTCCTATTTGTAAAGTATAATTACAAGAACCATCATCAGCAGTTGCTAGTGAATTATAATTATAAGCGGGAGTACCAGCATTATTGCCTGTGAAAAAAGAACCTGTGGTTATTGAACCTGAATTGCCATTACCATTATTAGTGTAGCTACTATCCATATTTCCATCATCCATACAGCCCGCAACTGCTGGTGGAAGTGTGGTAGTCGTTATGGAAACTACTGGTCCGTAAGCCCCAACAGCTCCACTATTTCCTTGAGATACTCCTGAATTAAAACAAACCCCTTGTAGGGTGAAAGTATACGGGGTATTTGGTGTTAAACCTAGGTAGGTTAATCCTGAGCCAGAACCTCCTGGAACGCTTCCTCCACCGTTGTAAGCTGTGTAGTCCCAATGGGTATTATTAGCGTAAAGTGGGTCGTTGCCATTATCGAAAGGCGCAACAAAATTCATACCCAATTCAACATCAGTTATATTGTCAAAGATGAATGTCTCCGCCCCGTCGTTATTATTCCAGGAAGTCGCACAGTATCGACACGTTCCGTTATCCCCATGAGTAGCATCAGCGTCAAATTCCCAATTATTCGCGGTGCCATCTGTACATCCCATAAAAGGTAGAGTTATACAAAGTGACGGGTCATTAGCTACCCAAGCACCACCACTACCATCTGTAACAACTACTTGATTTACGGCATCCCAACAATCATCACAACCCTCAAGGTAAGTCATGTCAGTACACCCAACACAAGTGTCAAATACACAAGATCCGTCATCTGTATTTGCTAGGGCGTTGAAATTACAAGCACCATAAGCCTCACCATATAAAGTACCATCATCATCAGTACACCCAAGCAATATTGATGGTGGTAAAGTCAACACACTTGCTGCAGGTGCTGAGCTTGTCGCACCACACTGGCTTGTGATTGTTAGGTTTATATTTTGACTTGAAGAACCAGTTACCGGTGTTATACCCGTTATGTTGTAAGTTATAGTTCCAGTACCCCACCCTGAATAACCAGCTGTTGTCCCGTTGGAAGCGTTAACATTCCAAATTGAACTTCCATTTGAATTACTTATTGCAGGTTGTATCCAAAAGTCTATTACTGGCGCCGCGGGACTTACTGGTTCATCAAAAACCATAGTGAATGACGTGTCGGTTTCGTTACTAAATACTATATTTGTGGGTGGCATACAATAAATACATGCATCATTACAGGTACCCGCATCATAGTTTTGTGCTAACAAGTCACCACAGTAAGTACAAGAACCATCATCAATAGTTGCAGAAGCATCATAATTACACGCGGGTATACCGGTATTCGGACTGTCATATGCATCTCCACTAGCAAGAACTAAAAATCCACTATCCATGCAGCCCCCATATCCACATGATCCATCATCAGTATTTGCAAGAGAATCGTAATTATTTGCAAGAGGATCAATACATCCAAAAGCATAAGTAGCACAACCATTGGGGTTGGTGGCTGCATCATAAACACCAGAACCACTAACATTTGCGCTGGGATTATAATTATACATGTTAATATCAGTGCAACCAATAATAGTTGGAATACATGAACCATCATCTACAGTAGCTGTAGCATCATAGTTAAATGCAGTTGGATCAAGACAACCTAAGTAATAACAACTTCCATCATCAAAAGTAGCCAACGGGTCATAGTTCGATGCAGGTGCATCCATACATCCATCTACAAATGCAATACAATTACCATCACTAAAGGTAGCTGAAGGATTGTAGTTTTCAAAAACCTCATCCATACAGCCATAAATAACCGCCGTCGATACACTTGTTAATCCTCCTATACCTTGCACGCTGAAATCAGCTGTGTTGTAATTATCAATAACAAGAGCAGAACTATTTATGTTAGCATCAATACCGGTGAAATAACCAAACCACTTACCCTCTTTTTCTATAAACTCACTAATACCACCACTCTCTAAGTTAGTAAAGGTTGAGTTAACAAACCAACCATCTACTTGTGTTAAGTTGTAGTATTCCCCATCCTCAACAATAACTCCATGTTCTCTATTCTCTAATATCCTAGCTTGAGAGCCTTCATAATTAAGCGCTCTAAATGACTTGACACTACCTGGTATTTCGTTGAAAATAACAGAAACTAAAGATGGTGTATAAACGTTATAAAAAGTGTTCCTATTCACCGCCTCATCATGATGTATCCACAAGCCTTTGTCATTATTAATAGCTGATGAAGTGAAGGAATAATATTCATTTGCACAACTAATAGTGTTGTCCGGAGTAAAGGATTTAAAACTAACCCAACCCTTTATGTCTTCCCTAAAGGATAGTGTTGAGCCACTTAAATAAATAATTGGGTCTGGTTCCGTTACCGGCTCTAATCGCGAGAAACTCAAGGTTGATGACCAACCCCCATAATCAAGACCAGTGACCGCACTTGTCATAACATTATAATTATGATTGTTAACCCCTGCATCTCCAGTTGAAATAAGTTGGTTAAGCGTTATCTTTATATACGTTGATGTGATTGAATATCCATTCCAAGGACCAGCAGCCGCTATAACTATACTTACAGTATCAACTGTCGTACCAGGCAAAATACCCGCACCAGTAACCGTGTCTCCAACCTGAACATCGGTACCGGGTGGAAGGTGGTATTCTCCTACTTGAACGTATGATGGGGGTGTAGGCATTTTATTTTATTTTTTTATTGTTGATTTATTGTTGTTTGTAGCTAAAAATTTATTAATATATTATGCTAATACACTTGGTATTAAAACTATAATAGTGCTTTTTACCACTAACTCATCACTAATGGTAAAAGTTTGTACTTCTCTCGGTGATAACGTGAGGTTGTACTCATCTTTCTTGTCATCGTATCCACCGACTAGTTTATGTGATAATTTCAAATTATCTCTAAACCAATCCTTCATTCCGTGGTCTGATATTGGTGTTAATCCATCTTTAGACAAACGCATTACTGTACCCCTGACTTTATCTGTAAAGTAAGCCCTATAGGATTCCGCTACAAATGATTCGGGGTTTTTAGATATACCATACTCCCCAGCAAATGGGATGGTTTGCCCTAACACATTTTCACTCGCTATTAACTGTGGATTTCCGTCGGCATTATATATCGCATCTCTGTCCGCTAGGATCTTCAACACCCTATCCTCACACAAAGCTATCAAATCACCATCAGCCGTAGATCTTGTGTGTAATTTTTGGATGCTACCATACGCTGGGTTTATATCCTTCGTGATCTTCTCTGCTGCAATAAATTGGTTTAAATTATTAACCCCAGGTGTTGAATTGTATATACCGGAGTATATTAAACCATATCTTCTGGTCTCTTCTATATATTCTTTATCTAAAGTGGAAGATGCCTTTGGTCCGTTTGACAAATAGGGTTTATTATAAGTATCTCCTATTCTATTAGACTCAACTCCATTCCCAAAAGACCAACAATTAAACCAGTTTAAACCAACTTTATTAATAGTCTCAACCTCGAAACCTACAATCATAGTATAGTCGTCATTGAACTTAGCGCCAACAAACCTAACGTAAGAAGTACCCCCCGAAATATTGTCAAAAACTAAAATTGGGGGCGGAGCATTGACAGGTTTTATCAAAAAATATTGAGCAAAAGTAATAGCTGGCGTGATAAATAAGAGATTTTGTTGAAAAATTCCTAAAGCACCAATTCCACCCCATCCATTAGCAGTTATACTTCCATCAAAACTATCTTCAATTTCTGGTTCAAGCCGCAGGGTGGAGCCAATAGGTATTAACATCTCTCCATCACCACTATCGATTGAAGTCGGTATCTTACCACTCGCTTCGTAATATATATCTAAATCCGCGTCCTTTCTTGGCTCTGTTTCAAATACCGCTGGATAAGTGCTAATAGGTTCAACCCTATCAGTATCATATGTTTCTATAAACTGAAGGTCCCCTGTATTAAAAGCATCTGCTCCAGTAACCCCTGCGTTAGTAAGTAGGTCATTTAGAACATCACCCCCATCAATAGTGTAGACTATATGATAGGCTAATCTCCTGTTATTTGGTCTAGCAAAATCCTTCAAAAATTTAGCCTTACTCCAATCGGGATTCCCATGGAGGTCATACGACCCATTATAAGGCTCTGGCAATGCCGCCCTATGGTTATATACACGCTCTTTAGACACACTAACAATAGTGTATGTTTTAGTGTGATCAGCTCCCATCCGAAACTTACTACCCGTTTTTATTTGATCAGCGAAATCTTTTTGTGCCACCTCATGTGAATTACTAGTATCACCAACAGCCCACTTATCATCCGTTTGCTTACCTATGTGTGGTTCTATCGCTGAGTAAGATAGTGTTAACCTGTACTCAACACCACTTGCTGCACTCGACGAACTCCAACTTGATATACCATGTTGAAACGCTGTACCTAAACTCGATCCAGTTCCATAACTATCTGTAACACTACCATCACCACCCCAAAACCCATTATCATAAAGATAAGTTTGAGTGGTGCTAAGGTCTGTCATATTACTATTTGTTACCGCATCCGCGAAAAGGGCTGAGGTTAGAGGTTGTGTTCCCGCATAAGATGCTTGGTCAATAAACCACCTCCCCTGCATATTGCTTCCCCCAAACTTTAATAGAGATTTCCAATGGGATTTTTTGTATGAGCTACTTGATATACCACTCACTGCGTTTGTAGTGGAATTATTTCCAACTGGAGTGCCGACGTTAAGTTCTATCTGATCAGCATTGTAATCTCGCAGGTAATATATGTCTGCGCTAGCGGTTATTCTCCAGTTTATATCAACGCTTTGTGGTGTTGATAAATAATGCTTTGCGTGTTCGTCATTTCTTATTTTAACAAAAAACCTGCCATCAAACTCAGGTTTATTCTTTACCTCCTTTTTATGTATTACGGGTCTATAATCGGTGTTAGCAATTAATACCCCAGGGGTGTCGCTAATCCAACTATCACTACTTGTTATAGGTTTTGATAAAAACACCTCGTACACAGCATTATCAGTCCCAATAGCATTTGTAGCGTCGATAGAAACCACTTTTGTTATTAAGTACTTTTCACTTTGAACAGCACCTCCATCAATATCACCTATAAAAGAAACGTATAACTCGCTATTACCCTTTTCATCCCACTGTTCCTCTAAATCCGGCATTCCTAATTGATTTGCAGTTGCAACATCACCTGACCACCACACCAAGTCAATATAAAAAGAACTACCACCTGTAACTGGTTCTTTTGGCTCATTACCCCCACCAGATCCACCAAAAATCGCGTCCGTACTTAAACCAGGCCATGCAACAGGTCTAGCTATAGTGGTAAAAGTTGTTTTAATATACTCTGGTGCTTCATTTTTTATGGCTACAATTTTATATCTAGCCTCTTCAACAACAACCTCATTATTTTCTACCCCTTTCTTTAAAATCAAGTAGGTATCTTCATCAACCTTGTTTCTATCAACAGACGGAAAAGCTAACCAAACATTACCATCCTCAGCATCATATATTCTGCCTAACGCTAAGTTGTAATACTCATTTGATGTCTCTTTTACAAAGAATTTATAATACTTCGCCCACAATGGGTGTGGAGTATTAATCTCAGCATTTATTAAAGTAGACGATCCAGCCATATCCTTTGTAACCGTTTGGTTTGAGCTATTATTAGTAAATACTGGAGTCTCCCTTCCGTACTGATCCCCATACACAACACCAACATTATATGTTCTAAGTGACTTTATAGACTTTTTCCCAGCGCCGCTCCTACCTGATGTTGCTCTAACACCAATATTAGCTAACACCCCTGGGAGAGTATCTATATTGTAGTTTTGTAAATAATTAGCATATACGATTCTATTACCAATAACCTCTTGAGCTAAAGCTGATCTAGGCACGTTATCCCAAGTGCGAAGTGATTGGTTGGATGGCAATACAGCATAAATGTTTTCGGTGGTAATTTCGTAGGAACCAAAAGATCCGGGGAAAGTACCAGCGGCTAACCATGCTATATCAGATGGTTTTATACTACTTACGGTATATATAACGGGTGATGCCTCATCTTTGTACAGTAAGTCAACCTGTACGACGTCCTTAGGTATATCATAAGATATAAAATCCTTTAATTTTAATGATTTTAAGTTATTAACCATACCTTTGTTATATGCCTCGGTTGGGTGGTAGCTGAAGTGACCAGCTACAAATGCTACTTCTGAAAAAGGACCAATTGAGGAGTATTCACCATCCTCATATTTATATCTACATGCAAATCTAGGAAATTTATGCTCAAATAAATTTTGTCCAACCTCTGAAACGGCGACAAAATAACCAGTGGAATACATTGGGGTGTTTGGTGAAATTGATACTATCGTTATACCAAACTCCACTTCAACACCGACATGTGTAATTACGTTTACCACCGCTCTCACCATATAATTCTCGGGTGGGTGGGTGTTTGAAGCCATACTATTAAGTAGTATCACATCCCCAATTTGTATATCAGGCGGGTTTACCCCCGTAGAAGCACCAATGGTTATTATTAAGTTATCACCTTCTAATTTCAACGTGGGAGATGTGGTTGCTCCATCAGTGAAATTAACGTTATACGCCACGCCACTAACTCCATCCTCCCTGAGAGATGTTAGTGATTTTAGTGTTGGAGCTCTTGAAGGAGCTTTTTTAATAACTGTTATGTGTTTTTCTGCAACATTTATACCGGAACTAACGGTTATGTTTTGATCTTTATTGATTAACAAGGTTCGCACTTGACCATCTTGTTGTGTGCCCTCTATACTACGTTGTAGGTTTATTTTTTTTGGCTCAGTAACCCCATCCGTCCAAAACAACATGTCATCAATTATATTTATACCGGTGATACTACGATCAGCGTCAAGGTTCAAACACCCTGACCTTAAGAATAAATAACACTCAGTGTTGGCTCCAAACGCTACATCTAGATTGTCAAACACCATGAACTCAGGGTCTCCAGTAAACTGAGCCACATGGGTGTGTATAACAGTGTTAGCCGCTACTTTTACTTCATCAGTATTGATGTTGATTATTTTCTCTAACACATCCCCAACTGAAACACTAGCAACCCAACCTGGTGGAGTATATATAGTATTTGTAGCGTAATCAAACGCCGGTAAAGAATCTAAAGCCTCTGATTTGGATACCACTAATTTAGTATCAGTAAAAACAACTTCCACAACATTGTCTTTCAGCTTTATAATATAATCCCAGCTAAATACACCAGGCAAAAGTACTGCTCTACCATAGTTAAACCTAGGCCCCGCTAAGAAGAAATAAACACTATCCATCTTTTCATCAGAAATACTACCGACACATACTTGTTTAGTTATATCGAATGGTATATTTATTTTAGAATTACCAAGTACATTTTGGATAGTTCCAACGTCAGATCCCTCTGAGGTTGAAACCTGTACGTTCATCGCATGTCTATATTCTCCGTTGGGAACAAGTCTTTCATCAACATCCTTGTTCATTTTACCACCGGTAAACTGATGTTTAATCTCTGGCATGTACTAGTGTTTTATTTGTTTCGATTTACCTCTTAAAATTTGAGTGATTTCTTCTAGTTTAAGATTTGATAATCTTAATTTCGCAGTTCTAACAGCGGCAAATCTTTCTTTCTTAAGTCTATTTACTTGGTACTCTGGTATATTTGATTTCCCAGAGAGAATACCATGAGACATCCATTTGTACATAGCTTCTTCTGCGAACTTATGAACCTTCATTTCTCCTGGCGTACCAAGACTATCGCTTATGTAATCTAAGATCACAGTTTTTCCACTAATATTAGAGCTAAAATGTATTTTACCACTGCTGATATCTATATAAAAAGAACCGTTGGCCTGTGCGTGTTGAGGGTCAAGTCCATACCTACTACCATCTAACGGCCAGTAAGTATCATCTTGATAGTCGTCTTGATTTCCAGATGTAGTACTGGATTTATAGTTAGCCCAAGTTGTTGATTCCGAGTTCTCTAGAGCTGCTCCGCCGTCGGCAGTGCTATGAAAACTATATGCTCCAGCTGAATCTTGTAATAAACTTCTAGGATTTGAGGTTTTGCTAGCTGGGTATAACAAATGTTTTATCCCAGCTGAATCCACCCAACTAATTTTAGTGTAGTTAACATAGTCCTGTGGTAAAGTCATGGTTAGCGTTGCTGGAACCACTATTTCTATTCCCTTAACAGACTTAAGCGTGTCGAATGACATTTCAGCTAGACCTCTTTGTGCATGGAAAGCCACATCTGTCCTACTAGCTTTAGATATTAATTTGTCTTCACCCACGTATACGATCATAAATTGATTTATGATATCCTCTAAAGAAGCAAATTGGTAATCTCCAGGTTGTGCGTGTGCATAGTACTCACTTTCTGATACGTCTAATAATCCCATGTGTTATATTTTTGATTGTTGTTGTTTAATCATACTTTCCATAGCACCACCTGCCCTCATAACATCAACTTGTTGTGTGGCTAACCCTGCTAATCGCAATATCTTATTTACTAATTGTATCTCCTCGGATGGGTGCAATTCGAAGTGTGCGGTTGTAGGGGTGGCATTATACATTGCTCTTTTGTTAATAACAGCATATGTCCAGTTAACCTTATTAGGTGTTCTTATATAAGTTACATTAAAAGGTGGTAAATCACTACTACCGCCATCATTACATTTTAACACCTTGCCCTGAAGATTTGCTATTGGTCTAGCTACACTAGGACTTGTTAGTGGGCTTTTTTTATTGTTTATATAATCTCTAGTGTTCAGCATCTCACATTCCCCAGAGGAGTTCTTTAACCCAACATGGGAAATTCTATGTACCTCGTTAGGGATAACTTTCCCCCCACCTGGAGCATTAATCCAAGTAGCAATTATTGTTGATTTTGGCGAGCTTTCGAATATACGTAGTTTATCTTCTAGTATATCATCAATATCAGCAATAACCGTGTCATTACCCTGCGACTTCCTAGCTTGATTTATGTCATAAAAATATTGTTCAAATATTTCTAATTGAGCTTGGTTAGCGAATAAATTAAAGTCTTGAGGGGTTATATATCCTCGCTGTTCCTTATTAGCTAAAGCCAAAACCTTCTGATATACTGTATCTATATTTACCGCCATAATTTCTTTTTATTTATTATATGGGAACAATCTATTTAAAATATCTCTTCTCTCCCCACATCCACAATCTTTTTTAACAACTTTGCTAACTGTATCTACAACCTTCTTTATTCCAGTTGCTTTTATTATCTTCTCTATCGTATCTCCTAATCCTTTAGATTTTTCTTTCATATAATTAAATTTAGTAGTTTACGATCGCCCCGAAGAGCGACCGCATCTACAGTTAGATTAATTTAATCTTTTTTCAATATTGGAGTAAATCTCCATTCCTTCATCTGTTTTGAACCAGTGCGCTAAAGCGGTGTAAGGATGCTCGTCAAATGGTATAACCATTAGTTTTCTCCCGTTACTACCCCACATAAAGTTTCTTTGATCAGAAGATAGTCTTAGCACCCCAGCTTCAACAGCTTTTATACCAAAGTTTCTTAGCATTACATTTTCGTCATCCGCTAACTCTAAGAAGAGTTTAGGGTTGTTACGAGCAAATACTAATAAATCTCTTTTAAGTTCCTTAGAACTCAAGTTAGATACATCAGATCCTTTCTCTACACGCATGATAGCTTCCGCCATGTCTATGTCTATATTTCTAGCTGCTACTAATGCATCGACTTGCATGTTTAACACGTCAATTTCGTCAGCCGCTTTGACTGCTGGCTTGTACTCCTCGTAAACATTTCCCATGTGTGGGTGGTATAAACTTAAAAGTTTCTGCAATACCGTTTCATTTTTTGGAACAAATAAATTTCCACTTCTAAAAATTATATGCTCTAATCTTTGATCGCCCTTCATTTCATCTACAAAAGAAGTTGTTTGGTTTTTACAATACTTAAGTTCTCTTTCGTATCCTTTTTCTTCATCAAAGTAGTATATATCCGCCGCTTTAATAGTTCTTGAAAGTGGTTTTTTACCGCCTCTTAGCATATAGACTCTATCTTTAATTTCCCACTCATTAGCGGGTTTTAATCTTTCTCTTGCTTTTGGTTCTGCAACTACAGTTTCTTCAAAAAATTCTGTAACTACTTCTTCCATTGTTTCAATTTGAGGTTGTACCTCAACTTTCTTTGTTGTGTTAGCTTTTTTAGCCATAATATAATATAATATAAATTAATAAAAATAAAAGGGGTTGGGGAATTACCCCCAACCTCTTTAATGTAAATAATGCCTATTTCATTAACATGAAATTGTTAGCACCTTGAGTAATTAAACATCTTTCTGATAACATATGAATTTGCATTGCATCTAAAGCAGATGTAGCAGCTCCAACAGAACCAGTAACCCATGATTTCATTTTTCTATCATCAGTTTGTGAAGCTCTATAACGAACATGTAAGAAAGGACGTTTCATGTTTTGACCTAATTGTTGGTCATAAACAGAAGAAGTACCAGCTGGAATAATAACCCCTCTAATAGCGTTAGCAGCGTTAGCAGCATTAATACCACCTCTTGTTGCTAGATCATTTAAATATCTAAAGTCAGACTTGTAGAAGTCATAAGAACCTCTTCTGAAACCAGAGAAACCTAAGTTTAATGCCATATCTTCAGAGTTGTCGAATACTCCGTAAGAAGTACCACCAGCTCCATAAGAATTCATAGAAGCTAACATGTCATCCATTGCTAACGAAGTAGCTCTGTTTACAAACATCATGTTTTCTTCAATAGCACCTTGCTTATCAAACTCAGCTAAAATAGCGTCAAACTCAGCTAAATCAGTAGCAGCGTTAACACCAGTAACACCTGAAGTTAAATTACCTCTATCTTCAATAGCAGCAAATAAACCCTCAGTACCAACGTGTCCAGCGCCAGCAGTAGAACCAGCAACTATAGCACCACCATCAATAGTAGAAGCAGCAAGATTTAATTGCCCTTCAAGCATTGACATTTCTAAGTGATCGGTAAAACGAGCTCTTGTGTCAGACTCAGCTTTTAAATACCATAAGTAACCTGATCCACCTTCTTCTGAAGAAGTTTCAACCCAACCAATTCTAGACGCATCAGAACCTGATACTTCGTAGAAATCTTTTAAGATAATTGGTTTGTTTTGGAAAGTCTTGAAAGATGGCTCATTAGCTCCTCTAGTGTCAGTGTTAAGAAGACCAGTAGTATCTCTGTAGCTCATACCTTTTCCAAACTCAGAACCATAAACTAGTATAGTAGTAGTTTCAGTTCCACCTGTAGTTGATAAACCAGCAGTGTTTAAAGAAGCAAAGTCATAAGGCTGAACATCAATTACAGAACCTGTATCAACAGCCTCTACGATACATTTTGTAACGCCCTCAGAGTTTGCTATAATAACAGTGTCATTCACTCTAATACCGTGAGCCGCCGCCACATCGTTTCCATCAATATCAGTTTCAATTTCGATTTGTCCACCTGATAAAGTACCACCAGCGTTTGATTCAACATGCCCTTTGTAAGACAAGTGTAGTCTACCTTGCTCTGACCAAATAACTTGATCAGCAGTCATAGACTCTTCAGCTCCTACTTGTGCAAGAAATCCTGATATAGTTCTCGGTCCGAAAACTTCAGCTTCTTTTTCCATAAGGTCTGGTAAATATTGTTGTGCCCAACCCGTTGAAGAGTTTAGGTCTAAATAATTTGAAGATAGCGCTTGTGGCAATGGAGCCGGTACGCTATTCAAATTAGTTGTTGCAGTAATTGCCATAATTTTGTTTTTTTAATTTTTAAATTTATTGTTTTTAATTTTAAACTTAAAATCAGAAGAATCTTGTCCTAGCACTTTATACGTTGTACCACCTGCTTCGATTTTCCCATGACTTTGTCTTGGATTCATATCCACATTCTTAGCTTTAGCGATACTACTTTTCATAGCGTCTGCCCTGCCTTGGTCGTAAAAGTGTTTTGCAACAGCATCAGCATTCATAGCTGTGTAAAGAGATTTATGATAACCCTTAGCATCTGATAACGTGTTATTTTTATCCAAAAACTTTTTGGTAAAATTATTTATATCACTTTGGGTATTCTTAACCTCGTTAGCATTGTTAACGTTAAACCTATATTTTTTGTCCCCGACATTATATTCAAAACCTTTGAACTTGTCATTGAAAACCTGCTCGGTTTTCTGAGTAAAAACATCTGTGTTTTGTTTAGCTGCTTTTTGAGTTACTTCTGACTCCTTGTTGTACCTATCAAAGAAATTAACAGCTTTCTGTTGCTCAGTTGTGAGCTTCGATCCAGCTTTAATCTCTTCATAGTATTTAGACTTTTGCCCGTCTAGGTGGCTTTTAGCGCTGGCAACTTGCTCTTTAAGCGCTAATTTCTTTCTACGTATATCTCTATCGTCGTCTATATCTTCGTCGTAAGAGAATGTATCTTCCATAAGGAAGTTAATTTCTTCATTATCTAAATGAGGTTTTGTTTGGTTATAAAACTCTCTTAATAAGCTATTGTCATCTAGTTTGCTGTAATCTTGATTCAACTTAACATAGTCACTAATGTCACCACCAGTCTCTTCCATAAAATCAACTAGTTTTTGCACATTCTCGGGTAATGCTTCCCCGGTAGCCTCAGCCGTGGCTATAGCTTCTTCAACTTGTTCTTCAACCTCTACAACTTCCTCCTCAGTAATTTCTTCTAATACTGGAGCTTCTTGTGCTTGAACTTCCGGTTGTACTTCTTCTTGTTCCTGTGTGGTGTCGGCATCTTCAATGCCATCAACCACTCCGCTGTCGTCAGCGTTACTTTCTTGAGTTTCATTTTCTACTGGTTTTGGGGGTTTAGATAAATCAACCTTCATCACGCTGTCATCTCCAGCGGATTCAAATTGTGTTTCTTCTACTTGTATAGTCTCATCGACTACTTTTTCTTTTTGTTCTTCCATAATATAATATAATAATAATTAATAAACTTACCTAGGGTCAAACGCACCTAAATCAAATCCGCCACCCAGTATATCATTACCTGATGACTCAAAGTTTTTAGGTGGTTTACCACTATTTCTTTGATCAATCAACTCACTTTGCTGAGATGCTTGAATTTTTGTTCTCTCGTCTTTACGATCTTCTTTTTCTTTTTCCCCAGTTTTTTTGCCCTCAACCTCCATTCCCTTTAACTGCATGTTCATTTGGAATTCTAATTGCATTAGTTCTTTTTTGTGTTGAACCTCTTGCATCATTTTTTGAGAAGCTAACTGGGCTTTTAATTGCTCCAACTCTCCTTGACTAGCTGTTAATGCTTGGTTTTTTTGAACTTCACTCTGTGCCGCCATTTGAGCCGCTTGTTGATTCATTTGACTTTGCATCTGCATATTCTTCTCTTGCACCAGTTGATCTTTGTCTAACTTTTTCTTTCTACGTAATTTCAGAAGTTGATTAGCTAACTTGATATTTTTAATGTCTCTTACGTCGATAGCATCAGCAAGTTCAATAACTTGTTGTTGTAATGCCATTTGGATATTGTTTTCTAACATCATTCTTTCCTCTTCGTCTGGCTGTAAGTCTATAAAAATGCCAAAATCATATAAGTGTAATTCTTTAATCTCCTCTAGGACAGCCGCGTTGTGTACGCCGATAGCTTGTATGAAAGCATCTTTTGTTGGTGAATACTCTATGATATCCGATACCCTTAGGGATAAAGCCTCACAAACTTCTGAGGTTAAAAATAGACCTGATTGTAGAATATGTCTTGTTGCTGTGTTCGAATTCGCTGCGGCCATTTTCTGAACACCAACCAAAGCATTTTTATCTGGAGTACTACCGTCCGATGCTTCGTTTAAACCAGTAACATCCCTTATCATTTGTAAATAATAATTGTATGTACCAATTAAAGCCTGCATCTTATTACCGCCAGATCCAGATGTAATCTCTTGAATAGGTACCTTACCTGGATTCATATCACCATCAGAAGTAAAACTTCTTCCTATAACAGATCCAGTTTGGAAGAACATGTTTAACGCTTCTTGCGGGTTGTAGTTTGTTCCATTACCTAAATCTATTTCAGCCAAACCATCAGCGTCTAAATAGACACCGTCTGGAACCATTCTTGATAATATTTGTTGTAATTTTAAGTGTGTCAACTGAATCATATCAGCAAAACCGGTAATTCTTTTGACTAATGAATCGATCCTACCATTATACATCCTTGGAGCGACAATAGCATAGTTCATTTTAACCTTAGTATAATCGCTCTTAGGTCGCATCATGTTTTTTGCTAATTCCCATTTGAGTAGCTTTTCGGTACCTAAAATCATAGCTCCTTCGTAAAGGCACTCTATAGATCTTAACATTCTACCGTATCCACCTTCTTTCTCCCCTGGTGGATTATATTGGTCATCTCTTGGTATGATCTTGTCTCCTCCTGTTGCTGTTTCTTTAACTTTATAAACCTCGTTCATATAGGTTTTGTAATTAAAGTATACGACTTGAATAGTGTTGTTGTCCTCTTGGTCTGTTGAATACCTAGAATTTTGGTTAGATCTATTGCTGGACTTGTTTTTCATTATATCCTCAAGATCTTCTTCTGACAAATGAGGGAATTGCTTTGCTAATTCATTTGCTGGGATGGATTTAACTTCACCCACGTAGTATATGTCCTCGAAATAAGGTGAGTCAGTATAAGAATAAACAAGGTTAGCTGGGTCTACGTAATCTACAGTCACACCCTCTGATGTGTTGAAGTTTGTTTTAACAGCCCCAATCCCAAGTACAGTAAGGTCATAATAGAATTGCTTTTTAGTCAACTCATATCTATTACCCTCTAGTAAGGTGTTTATTGCCTGTTCTTCAGCTATCTCAATAGATTGCTTATATGTTAATTGCATATGAAGTTCCAATTCCTCTTGAGTCTCTGGTAGCTCTTCAATTTGACTTTTCCTAACATCTAAACCTAAATCTTGCTTTACAGCTGCGTTAAACTCCTTCAACCTCATATCTTTTAAGATATCCTCCATATAAGCAGTTCTCTTTGAAATACCGTTTGGATCTTGAGAATAAGCCTTCACATCATAAGTTCTTTCGGCTATACCATTGACAACTATGTCTACAAACTTAGATATAATCGGAACAGGCTTCCAATCTAAATTAAGATAGGACAAATCACCGTTTATCGATAACTCATCCTTATACTTTTGAACAGACTGTTCGCCCCGAGCATACAATCTTAAATTATGAAAATCATTGTGGTTAGATTTATACCTACTAGAATTACCATCATTAAACCATTCTTGCTCTATAGCTTTACCTACTTTCAACCCATACTCATAGCTTAGCTTCTCAGCATCGCTAACCGTTTGACTTGGGAAATAACTTTTAATGCCAGACTCTGCCATATTTATTACTTGATTATTTGTGAATTACTTCCAGTGTTTGAGTATCTGGAAACGTTTATATTTAACTTAGGTTTTTCAACCAGTGCATTTGGTCTATATAGATGCCTATTATTAGCCATAATAGCTAAGCCAGAGCTTATAGATGCATCATGCTTTGTTCTTTTATTTATATCGAACTTTGTCCAATCATTCAGGAGTTCATTGAAATAACAATCCCCGTGAGTTCCATCTTGCTTAATACCTACGTGATCTTGTATGTACATCTCAATCGCAGCAGCATGTGCTTGCTTTATATCTTCACTTGAATTGGGTATTCCACCAACTTCTTTTTCTGCTACAGATAATTTGTTCCATAACTTGTCCGGTCTGTTCATGCTAAACCCTCTATATCCTCTCCGTCTTAAATAGTACAATAAGCGAGGTTTGTTATTCTCTGCTAATATTGGCATTCCGTAAAACACTAAAGCCATTAGAACGTCTTCAAAGAACATCTCAGCTGTAGGAGGTCTTGATAAGTATTCTAAAAAGAAACTGTTAGCTGGAGCATCTTCCATCGAGAATCTAGTTAAACCATGTAGAGCTCCTTTGGATCCAACTCCATCTACCGTCCCTGATATATCATAACTATCACAACCAAAAGCTCCCATGTGTTCGTTTCCTGGGTATTTTACACCATTCTTTAAAACAACATTATTTTGAATTTGTTGAGGTGGAACCCAACTAACTTTAAACCTGCCTTTTGGGTTTGGAGAAAACACTACTTGTGAATCCTTAACCCCGTTGACCCATTGGAAATTACCTTGAGTAACTCCCAAAGTGTTTTTCATTTCCTCGTTATAATCTATTTGCTCATATAGCTTAACAAGATTAAATATACTGCCTTTTGTCTCGTCTCTAAATGCATGCTCTGTTGTTCTTGGGAACTGACGGTAGAATTCATTTAATCCGTCTGAATCGTCTTTTAAACCATCTACTTCATTCTGCCAGTTATCTATTACACCTACATCTATTAATTCACCGTTTGGGTCGAATCTATCGACACTAGGAGTAGTGAAAACTGGAACTCCGTACTCATCAATAAATCCTTCGTAGTTCCATTCCATTGGGATAAACAAAGAGTATAAACCAGACTTTGTCTGACCGTTTCTATTTCTTTTTGTAACATCTGAGGAGTTGTATAGTTTTTTAAAATTCTCACCACCTTTATCCAAAGCGTTTGAGGTTGATCCCATCATACATTTACCGATAATCCGACTACCTAATCTTAAACAAGTTTTTGTAACTCTCCAGTTATTTAATATATTGTCTGGTCTTTCCCACTTACCACTCTCATCATGTACTAGCAAAGCTAATTTTTCACCATCATAACTATTGTCTCCAGTATTCTTCCAGTCAATCGTTGTGTCTAATCCTTGTATGTCTTCGAGCTTCTCATTTGCTGTAATCTTTTTCCTAGTAAATTTACTAGCGGGTACACGATAAGCAAGCTCGGACTTTGGACGATCCATACCATCTTGGACAGGCTTAAAAAAGAATGGGTAGTTAATTGATATAGGGACGACTTTGTCGGTAAACATTTTTTTAGCATCTGCTCCAGATTTAGATAGTATTCCATATCTACTATCACTCGCGAGAGTGGCTAAGTTAACGGTTTCTGCGGAAGACATAAAAGAAAATCCAGATCTTCTATTCTTGAGGTAGCACATTCCATAACATCTTTTATCTGCCTTACAGGCTTCCCAAAATATAAAGAACAATCTATTTGCTTCTCTAAAGTCTGGTGCTCCAACATCAATCTTACTCCATTGCAGGTACATATATTGAGTACCTGTTATCCAAACTGGTTTACCGTCATTCGTAAACCAAAATCCGTCTTCTCTCCTTCTGAACTCCTCGTCTATATAGTCGTGCCATTGGTCCTTCTGATCCTCTGGGTAAGCACGCCAGTCAAAGATGTTCTTTAAGCACTCTAATTCCTTTGGTTGAGTAAACTTAACCCATTTATCTTTCGGGTCTTTATATACGTCCTTAGGTACCTTAGGTAGAGCGATGACCAGGTTTTGTATCTCTATGATTTCTCCAATCTGACCATTACGAGATAGAACAATAAGATCGTGTTCTTTGTCATATCCGTACCTCCACTTCTTACCCTTATTCATCCTGTGGATAGTAGTGTTTTTTATTGGTTCAACCGTTTTAACTAAACTTTGCTCGTACATTACTTAGATCTACCTTCTGCGAATCCCTTAAAAGTTTTTTCCTTTGCCTCTTCAGGTGTTTTACCCTCAAGCAAGTCTTCTTCTTCTTGTATTCTGTTAAGTATCTCAAATGCGTCAAATATAGCTAGTTTTTTAGTTGCCGCTGCATTCTTTAGTTTATCAGCCGTTAAATCATCATCTGAATCAACAATGGCTTCCTTCGCTACTTTAATAAGTTCCTCAACTGCTTTGTGCCCAGCCTGGATTATATTCCTCTTCGTTTCCTTGATGTTCATACTTGATTGTAATAAAATTAGATAAAACTCGATATAGTCTCTCGCCATCAACGATAAACTCGTATTCACTACTTGGACGAAATCCGACTAAGTCGTTTTTCTTAACCGTACCGTCAGTGTATTTAACGATACCTTGTAGTGGTTTTTCGGATTCGATATTAAATTGGTCTGTAGCTTTTAATGGTGCTACGAAACAATATCCTTTAGGACAAATCCATTTGTCGTCTCTTTTGTATAAAAAGATCTGATCTTTTCCTATGAAGTAAGTTGATTCGTTAAAATAGCTTCTACTATTCTTTTCAACTCCTTTTACGTTATGCCATCGTCTAAAGACATTATGGTGTACTAAAACCGTATCACCAGGTTTAATTTCTGTGTGACCAACAATCGGGGTTGATACTACAACAGCTTCTCTATTAACATACTCGTGATTATAAATCTCTGTATTTAGAATAAGCTCTCCACCATCTAGTTTCTTGGTGTTATTGTATCTCTCTCCTTTTGGCGTTACAACAAAGTCGTAAACGCTTTTCATTAGTATTCGAGGTTGTATTCAACCGATACCGCCATATTCTTGTTAAAATCCTTCCAAGGCAAAACGTCTTTTTTCTTTTTAATGTAGATGGAGAACTTTGTCTCTTCTTCTACTATATCGCAGATAGTGTGCCCACCATACACTTCTTGCCCCACGGCATAGTGCATAGCGTCACTCTTGTAATCTTTACCGATACTAATCTTACGAATTAACTTTGCCATTCTCTGGATAGTTTATCATTCCGTCTTGAATGTTGATGTCAAAAGTACCATATTCTTTTTCAAATTCACTTTGCAAAAAAGTAAGCTCATCTCTAAGCCCAGCGATACCATGCATCATTTCATGTTTTTTAATCTCTAAAGATCCAATTTCTAATTGAGTTCTATTAATGCCATTCACGGTATCTTGAACTTTCTTTAATTGCTCTTCGGTAATTCTTTCAGGCTTGATACTCTTTAGTTCTTTGATCTTTGCATTTGTGCCCTTCGTTTTTGTTGTTGCCATAATTTAATTTAAGTTAATTTAATTGTTATTTGTTCTATATATCCTCTTCGTGACGATCATCGTTAGTCCAATCGGTTCCAGCTAAAATAGTGCGTATCTCGCTGTGCGTATACGTTGTTTTGCCATTTAAAAAGCTTGGGGTATCTCCATCAAACTTTACAAAGGTTTTAGTACCGTCAAGCGAATAGCTTAAGGTGTTTTGTGAATCTTCATTAACCTGTGAAAAGTCAACCAAGTCAACTTCTGAAGAATTTATTATTACGTACTTTCTATTTTCCCGTGTCATTTTTTTTTATTTTAAGGTACGTCTGTTACTATGTCCCCACTAGTCATGTTAGTCATGGTACCGTTATTAGATCCTGAATGATCTACGATAGTGGGATAAGTATCTCCGTCACCCATTTTCCAGTATCCTATTAAATCACTAGCACTACTATAATTACCGGTATTAACCTTTAGGTCAGTTGGTGCTCCAGAATTATAAATCTCAACAACCTCCGCTGTCGATAACTGATCTTGCCAAACAGCTACGTCATTTATATTACCTGCTATAGATCCTTGTCCACTATTAGGATGCCTATAGCCCATACCAAATTCAGCTGTCGCAGAGTTTTTATTCAGGTTATAATTTGCAGTGTTCTTTCTTAATACACCATCAACCCACACGAAAATATCCACTATATCATCGTCCGCATCGTCACCCCCCACCATAAATACTACATGGTGCCAATTCCCATCAGCAATATTAAAGCCAGTAATAACTGAACTGTAAGAACCAGAACCATCTCCTATCCTAATCCATAATCCCCCGCTAAACCAAGTATCTAATTTTAGTATATCACCCCTACCTATGGTCATATCTCCTAATATCCCTGCGTTGTATTCAGCAGTATCTTGCTTCACCCAACATGACATTGTAACGTTTCTATTAACAAACTCAAGGTCTGTTAAAACATGATCATCTGAACCATCAAAATCTAAGGACTTAGCATCTGTAAAACCAGCAGCTGGAGCTAATTTCCCATGGATTTTACGTAAATTAGCCTTTTCTCTACCTAAGACCTTAGCCATATTAGCGTTTGTTATACTATTTATTTTTGCGTATGCCATATTATGCTATTTCTACGTAAGTGCTATCTGGATTAAACCAAATCTGATCGTCAGTAGTTAAACAATATCCTATAATTCTAACTATATCTCCAGAGCCAGCGGGAGCCGCAGAGTCAGCTGCTCCGGTTGCAGTTTCAGATAGATATAAAACATCACCCACCGCTTCAGTTCCTTGAATGTCAATAAGAGTAACCATTCCTCTTAATAGCATTCCAACGGCAGATGCCGTTCCACTAGCTATAGCGACACCTAATAAACCATCGCAATTAGCCACGGTATTAGCATCAGCTAATTCCCAAGATGCATCTGATTTATAATGATATATTTTACCTACTACCACTGTACCCGTTCCAAAATAAACTATATCTCCATGGGCATCTCCATCCGTAGTAGTTGAAACCTCCATTACTCTTTGCTCTACATAAAGTTTACCCCAATTCTTCGCTGAAGTTCCTAATCCCCCTTCGTCTGTTGCTCTGGGTACTATATTTGGTGTTGCCATATTTTCTTTTTTATTTTTTTATTAAACGTCCAATGGACGTATATCTGTTCCATCTAGATCCCAATAACCTTCAGCTCCATGGGTTGCTGAAGCCTGAGGCATATAATCAGTACCATCTAAATCCCACGTATCATGGGAATCACTAACAGCCCCAGCTGCAAATGGTCTTAGTTCACCAGCGGTAGCATTTTCCCACATGAAATCCTCCGCGAACATAGCAGCATATCCAGTAGGATTGCTACTTATCACCATGCCTAAACCTAACACTATATACCGTAGTAAAGAATCATACCACTAGCATGCGTTGCTGTGTTTTGTATAGATATTTCTGTCCACCTACCATATATAGTCAGACCTGCTGGGAATTTAACCGTGGCAGCAACAGCAACACTAATAGCTTGGTTAAAGCCACCAGCTAAACCATCACCACCGTTAGCAGCAACTTGAGGTCCTGTTCCGAAGAAAGCTGTGTCATCTGGCCCATTATCTGTATCTGCTGCACCAGTGCTGTAGCTAGTATCAGCAACTAATTTATCTAAGTATGTATCATCTAAAAACGTTACTGCAACTATTACTTTTCCTTTTGGAGCGAAGATATCAGTTGCATGAGCAACTATGTGCCCACTACCCATTTGTCCCATTACATAATCTACTACCTGACTATTTGATCCCATAATTTTATTTTTTTACTTTTTCTAATGATCGTCCACCGAAGTAGGCGCCGATCACGGTTATTAATACTAATTGTAATAAGTCTGTCCATTTGTCTTCAACTACAAAGTGAATCGTACCAGCATCAATGAATATCATCAAAACTGTAGATACTACTAAGAAGACTAAAACTAATGGTCTTATATTTTTACTAAGCCATGAATCGGATTGCATATCCATTTTCCAACGCTCAGTTACTTGTTTTTGCATTTCTGCTTCATAACCCATCACTAGGTCTTTGATTTTTGCTTCAGCCGCTAACTTCTCGTCTTTTGATGTATGTAGGTTATCTAAAACTCCACCTACACTTTCTACGAGTTTTGCTGCTCCACCTGATAATAAGTTTGTTAATATACTCATTTATTTATTTCCATTATTTGCATCATTCTCCCAAGGAAAACCAGTATCTCCGGCCTCCTTCCATTTTCCGTCCACCATTATAGAATCTACTCCATCTATATCTTTTCTTTCAAATCTATCTCCATTGTACATGATATGATCATCGTCATAAGACAATTTACCAAGCTTTATGTCTGTTGCATGTCTCATCTCATGATTAAGTGTTTCGTTATATTCTGGGCTTCCAGGGGTTAACTTATCACTCATATATATACTTCCATCCATATTAGCTTCCCCTAATATTCTATATCTATCGGTATCCGGTAGTGGGGTTGGTATAATAGGTGTTCCGGGAATAGTGGTCTGCTCTTCACGCTTGAAACTAAGTTTAGTCTTAATCTCACCGTTACCAGCTTGAAAACCCATTTCTTTTCCTAGTTTAAACCCAGTACTTTTCTTGAAATTTGGCATATTACCTGTCTTTATCTTTTATCATATCATCTATAGATTTATTAAAAACCTTGTCAGAATATGTTTTATTATTATAGAAAACACTTCTCTCGGAAGTAGGTAAATCTTCTTCACCCAGTAGAACTCTATATATTCTACTTATTATTTGCGAGCATTTAAACGATGTCTTAAATACAGAGTACTTTATAGTTGTTCTGTTTCTGTGTCTCCACGTTTCAATCCATCCTTCTCGCCTTAATCTTTCCCAACGGTTTTTATCCCAACTCATGGTATAAA